GTGACGGTCGCCTTGTGGGCTCGCAGCATGTTCAGGATCGACATCGCCTCGAACACCTCGCCGCCGGGCGAGTTGATCCGCAGGATGATCTGGGTGACCGAGTCGGGCAGCGCGTCGAGCACGTCGCTGACGTCGCTCGCGCTGATACCCCACCAGCCACCGAAGGAGTCGATCGGCCCGTACATGCGGACCGTGGCCACGGTGCCGTCGCCGGCCGGGGCGGGGGCGGTGATCGCATCGAAGAACTCTGTCTTCGTCCGCGGCGGGGTGTTCTTCCCCCAGAACCGGAACTTGCCCGTGTTGCTCATGCCGCTCTCCTCCTCGGACGACGATTGAGTGCTTGCTCCGACGCCGTCGCCCATCGGCAGTTCCCGGGCTCGTAATCGCCGTCGTTGTCGATCCGATCGATCGTCTTGCCGGCGGGGCGTTCCCCCATGTCGGCGAGGAAGTTCTCGAATCGTCGCCACCGCTCGCACACCCGGATACCCCGACCGCCGTAGTCTGGCCAACGCGTCGCGTTCGGATTGGTGGTGCGCTTGAGCATGTCCGCCCATGAGCGGTATGTGGGCGTCTGACCAACCGTCGACGCGCGGGCGTGACCGTGGGTGGTGTTCGCGGCCTTCGTGCGCTCCACCTTCAAGCACCCACAGCTTTCGACGGCACCCGAATGCAGGTGATCGTGGCGGATGTCCTTGGTTTCCCCGCAGTCGCACTGACAGCGCCACATCCGTCTCCGACGGGCACCTTGCGTCCCCGCCTCAGCAATCACGGTGAGTCGACCAAACCGGCGACCGACAATGTTCATGCGGCCTCCTCAGCCGTCTCGCGCGCGTCAGGGACACGCTGGATGTCGGGGCCGTCGCCGGTCAGGTCGGCGCCGGCGCGGCGGATCAGCTCGCGCGCTTCCGCTTGGGTGAGCGGCACCTTGTCGGCTGCGAGGTACACCTGCTGCGCGACGCGGGCCGCGGCCTCCGCCGATGACTTGTCTGACTCGCCGCCCTCGTCCTCCGCCGGGGCAGGCAGTCCGTACCGGGCGCGCAGATCCTTCTCCAGTTCCGGGTCGGTGGTGAACGCGCCGCACTCGACGAGCGCGCGGATCGCCTCGGCGGTGATCTGCTGTTCCTTGCCGAGAGCGGCCGGCACGATCCTGGGAGCCGGTTCCTCTGGCCCCCAGTTCAGGTCGACGAGATCCTCGACGACGTGCTGCTGGGTGACGTCGGCGATGTGCGACATCACCGCGTTCAGCGACCCCGTGAAGAAGTCCGCGAACGTGTCGCCGAGCGCGTACGAACCGGTCGACTTGTCGCCGCCGAGGGTGAGGAAGTGCGCCAGCACCGCTCGGGCGATCTGCTCGTCGTGGTAACGGATCGGGCCGTCCATGTCGGGCAGCTTCCCCTGCACCCCGGTGAGGGTCAGCTTCGCCCCGTTCGGGATGAATGCCCCGGCCGCCTCACCGGCGCGGAAGTCCTTCGCGAGTTTCAGACCCTCGTCGCGCTGAGCTTCAAGCCACTCCTCGGCTTTGGTCGTGTCGCGTGCGATCGCGTCCGGGAGCGGCGCACCCTCGTAGATCGGGACGCCGAGCCCGTTCCGTTCGCCGACGAGCGCCTGGATGCGCAGGAACCGGTCCTTCAGCAGCCAGTTCTTGTACGCCTGGCGGAGCAGCGACTGGCCCAGCCAGTTCGCGCCCTCACGCTCGTTGACGAACACGACCAGCCGGTCGACGGGGATGCGCACGGTGGTTGACCCGAACACGCCGTACTGTTCTACGGCGACCAGGCCGCCGTCCTTCGCGACTTCGATCTTCGAGATCGTGCGCGGCGGACGCCACGCCAGCTTCCCGAGCCGAGCGCGCCCGTTCTCGATCCGGTACACCTGCTCGAACACGGAGTGACCGAACACCAGTTCGAGCAGCGCCAGCCGCAGGAACTCGTCCCACGAGAACCGGCCACGCTCCCGGCGCGGCCGGGGAGGCTCTTCCTGCCCCTTCACCGGGATGCCGAGATCCTGCGCGATCAGCTGCACGACCTCGTCGCGCGCGCCGGCAGGGTCGATCTCCCACGTTGCCGACCGGATCGGCAGGGTGACCGCGCGCAGCACGGACCCGACCTGCGCGTCTTCCCGACGCATCTGGTCGTACACCTCGATCGACATCGGCCACTGCAGGTCAGGGTTCTTCTCGTGCGTCTCCGCTCCGAGCACCGACCATCCAGGCAGACCGCCCTTGACGTATCCGATCTCACCAGCCACGGGCGGGCCTCCTCTCAGAACGCGATGTCGCGCACATTCCGCTCGCTGCGGGTCTCGCCGCGCGAAACGGCGGCCGCGGGCGGCAGTTTGATCGGGTCAGGGTCGGACTCGGGCGGGGTGAGCACCTCGAGCGCGTATAGGGCCAAGGTCATGGCGCACACGCCCGCGATGTCGACGGGCATCGACTTCTCACGCGACCATCCGACGTTCTCCGCGTAGGAGCGCACCACGGCGCCCTCAATCGCGGCGTCGACGTCGGGCTGCTCGATGATGAGCAGATCCTTGTCCCGCGCGCGGTCGCTGATCCGGCCTGTCGCCAACGCGAACCCGGACCAGTCGACGGCGTGCACGACGAACTTCGTCTGCCGCCCGTCGACCTCGAACTCGGCATCCCTCAACGGCTTGAGGAAGTCCATCGCCGGGACGCCCTTCTCCTGCAGCGCCACCTCGACCTGCCCGGACTGCTGCGCGAGCTCGATCAGGAACGGGATCACCCACGCCCACCCGGCACGCTTCACCCTCACCGTGACGAACGGTTTCCCGTCCTGGGTGAGCACCGCGGCGGCAAGCCATGTTGTCTGCCGGTTGTGCGACATGTCGATCGCCCACACGGTGCGCGCGCCCCGAGGGATGCGCTGCAGCACCGCCGCCGGCGACTGGTGAAGCTCTTTCCACTCCTGGCCGTCGATGAAGTTGTCGACCTTCGCGGTCACCCACTGGCCGAGCACCTCGATGCGCTCGACGTTCTTCTCCGGTGCCTCCGCGGCGGCCCGCATCAGCCCGGGGATCGTCATGCCTGGCAGGTGGCCGGCGGACGGGTTCGCCTGCGCGAACGCTCGCTCGTCGTCCAGCCGGGCATCCGGCTCGGCAGACCACTCGGCCACGAACCACTGAGTCTCGCGATCCTCCACACCCGCGTGCGCAGTCTCCCGGACGCCCTTGAGAACCTTGGACCGCTTCGTGCCGGCGTTGGAGAACGCGACCAGCATCGAGTCGAACATGGCGTTCGCGGACTTCTCGATCGCCGACCAGCCGTCGTAGTCGTACTGCTCGCGCAGCTCGTCGAGAATCAGCCGGGCCGCGGACTGGCCGCGCGCGCCATCGAACGTGCGGGGCAGGTACGCGCCGCCGCCGTGCGTGCGCAGCTCCGTCTCACCATTCGTCGTCCTGGGAGGGTACGTGAACGCCTGCAGGTCAGGCACCCGGTCATGCGCAATGCCGACCTTCAGGTCATCAGGCGCACCCCACCGGCGAACCTGCTTCCACGGCTTCATCGCGATGTCGAGCTTCTGCGCGGCGCCGACGACGACAAAGTCCTGCTCGGGCAGCTGGTGCGGCCACCGGCCAGCGTCGACGTACAGCCAGAACGCGGCGAGCACCGCCGCGACGAGCGTCTTCCCGTTCTGCCGGCCAACGATGACCAGCGCCTTGCGGAACCGCAGCAGCCCGAACGAGTCGAGCTCGAGCATGTGGATCAGCAGCCATTCCTGCCACGGGAACAGGTTCTGATGCAGAACATCCCGCGCGAACTCGATCACCTCGAACCCGCGCGACGTCTTCGGGGTCAGTTCGACCAGTGGCTTCGTCCAGATGCGCGGCTCGGTGAACCCGTACTGGATCGCCACCGCGCCCCCTACCCGGTCTTAGATCGCTGACGGAACGCGAGAACACCGCTCGGCGGCCGCGCCGCTGACCCTGCCTTCACAGCCGATTCCTCATCACCGGGCGTGAGCCCCAACGCGTCGAGGTACTTCAAGAAGCTCGCGATCGACACGTTGTCATTCGCAGGCACCGCCGGACGGCCGTTACCCTGCGCAGCATCGTCGAGCGCCCACTCCACGATCACATCCCACGCATCAATCTTCCGAGCAAGCGCACGCGCGGCCGCGATCGTGGCAGAATGCTTGGCACGCAGATGCTTCGCGTTCTTGATCGACCGTTCCAGCGCCTCTGACACGCTGCTGTCCTCGAAAACGGTCACCAGACACCTCCTATCGCGCGCGACCCCCTATGCGCGCACCCGGGGAGAGAGGAACATCCGCGCGGGAGGTGTTCCGTGCCGGGGCCCCTCGCTGGATTTTTGAGGGGCCCCGGGGCGCGGCGCGGCCGCGGTGTTCGAGTCAGTGCGCGGCCTGCCAGGTCGCGCTCTCGCGTGTGTTCGATGCCATGAGGCGGTTGAGCAGGTCTCGCTGCCAGGACGTGAGCGGTGCGCCCAGGGCGTGCTCTGCGAACCGTGCCAGTGCAGGGTCAGGCAGAGTGGTGACGCAGGGCACGCCAGTGTCGGTTCGCGTGTCGATCATGCGGGCATCTCGATGCCGAGGTAGTCGAGGTCGAACACCTTGTGACACGACACGCAGCGCGGGTCATAGTGGTCTGGATCGAGGCTGTACGCAGGATTGCCCTTGACCACCGCCGATGTGCGCTCGTCAGGGTCAGCATGATCGTACGACCAGTGGGCGGCGGCACCTCCGCAGTCGACGCACTGATAGTCGCTGGCAGATCCCTTTGCGGACCTGATTCGTTCGTGGGCGGCACTGTACTCTGCAGTGTCCTCGAACGTGTGGGCTGATGCGCCACAGGTCGTCACAGTCCCTCGGTTGAGATCGCCCGTGCGGACGAGCGTTGATGCCCCGCATTCGCAGACGCACAGCCACCTGCTGCCGTTCGACCGGTCGCCCTGGACGTACTCACGCACGTGCAGCAGACCGAACTGCTGGCCGACTAGGTCTACGTGCGGACGTTGCTGCTGATAGAGCGGGTCTCCGTAGCGCCACTGCTTCATGTAGTGGCCGTAGCAGAGCCCCCTGCGCTTGACCTTGAGCCCGCATCCGTTGATCAGGCACATGCCGCCGGTAGACTGCATCGCAGCCCTCCAATCGAGTCGCATTCGATTCATGGGTCAGGCCCTCGGGAGTGTTCGAGCACTCGTCGGGGGCCGTCGTTCTAGATGGTCACCACCACGCCGCCATCGGCTCG